AGAGCCGAAACATCAACCTTCAGCACGGCAGATTCGCCAGTGCCATCACTGATGTTCGTAAACTTCATAATTGCAACGCGATCTTGGTCGATCAGCGTTTGACTAGTGACTGCATCTGCCATGCTTATCTCCGAGGGTTAGCGGGAGGATAGCCTCCCGCATTCCCATTAGTTAGTTGCTTGGTTAGGCGATGGTAACGCCCTTCGACCCCACAACTGCCCAGCCTGCGGACGTATAAATCAGCATGGCACTATCGCCCACGGCAGTAAACGTGATGGTCGAAAAACCAATCTTAGTAGTCGGGGTCAGAACCGCCGAACCACCATCAACCGTGTGAACAATAACCTTAACTTCACCCACAGAGCCATCGGCCAACGTCAGGGCTTGCGAAGCACCCGTCGTGGTGAGAGAGGTGAACGTGTTGACGACATCCACCGCACCAGCGCCAGAAAGCGACTGGGTGCTAAGAACGACATCCGTTCCAAAAGAAGACTTAACGGTTACGGCACCCGAGGTGCTGTTGACAGAAATGCTCTGAAAACCGTTTTCTGATCTAACTGGACCATTGAAAGTTGAACTAGCCATTTAATTTTCCTCACATGCGAGATACCCGTATCCGTCTGCATGTCGTCAGCCTGGTCTGTCTGATACGGGAATACATCCAGGTAAAAAAGAAGAGGGGCCTTTCGGCCCCCCTTCACATTGCCACTTAGGCTCCCGGCGAACCGTAGATGCCGAGCGGGTCAGACACGCCGAACGAATAACGTTCGCGGGCCTTGTACCGCACGTTTCCGGTATCGAAGTCGCCATCCATGCTCGTCTCAAGCGGCGCACGGACAAAGTGCTTCATACCATTCGGAACGTCGGTCATCAGGAACCAAGCGTTCGTGTCAGTGAGGTAGTGGTTGACCGCAAAACCTTCCGGTACCACACCCAAAGTACGAATCGCGTTGGTGTCGTTGTCAGCGGTTCCAGGACGGAGTTCCGTCGCAAGGATACGCTGGGCAACGAACATCAGATCCGGCGGAACGATGAGCTTGCGGGGCTTCGCAGCGATGAGAAGCCCACGCTCGTCGGTCCAGTCAGCGATCTGAATCACTGCGGCCTCAAGCGAAGTCTCGTTCAGGTCAGCGCCCGTCGAAGGACGGTTGCTGTTCACACCGCCCGAAACGAGCGGGTGCGAAGTGCTGAACAGGAAAACATCGTCACCAGACTTGTAGACATCGAAGCCCTTGTTAAGGGGATACGCTGCCTTGACCTGCTTGGTGTACGCCATAGCACGAGCGAGTGCCTTGGTGTATCGCGAGGAAAGCGAGTCATAGAGGTTGTCCTCCATGGCTTCTTCCGTGATCGCAAAACCCATCGCAATCGTTTCGTGGTTATAGCGAGCCGTGAAGGCCTCCTGGGCATTGTCGTAAGAGATCGCAGAGCCTTCGTTCTTAACCGGCGCAGCGCCGAATCCCGAAAGCTTCACTTCCTCTTCAAACGAACGCTCAGAGTTCTCCGTCTCGTAGATCTCCGCATGCTCGTCTTCGTACTTCTTGTACTCAAGACCGAACAGGGCGTTGAGACCCGGAAGGAGTTCCTTGAGCAATTGTGCGCGTGAAATAGCCATTGCTAGTTACTCCTATTAAACGCCAGTTGCGGTGGTCAACTGATGGTTGTTGAACTTAACAACAACATCAGTGTACGCATCGCCTACCGCGCTATCGGGGCCATCAACGAAAGCAACGATACGAAGCGGAAGCGTCGAGGTCGTATTAATCGTCGAACCATCCAGTGCGTTCTTGCTGTTACCGATAGCGGTAGAGCCAGCCGTCTGGACAATAGCGGCGTTGTTACCCAGAGCCGTCTGAGCGAGGGTCTCGTCAGACTGAATCTGGAACACTGCCCACGGGTCATCCACGATGAACGCAAAAGCGTCCGAGGCGACCGTTGAGGCAGGCCAATACTGAGCGAAGGTCAGTTCCTTGGTCGTCGGATTTGTATAACGGCATCCAACGAACACGCCAATCGGCGTCAAGGTAGAGGTACCCGTATCCTTTTCAACCGTGCCATCCGAAACCAACTTGGCAACGTCACCGTAGAAGATGTTCGTTGCATAACCGCTGGCAATCTTATAGCTGTTGAAAGCATTGTTATCGGGACGACCACCAAGAACGCCAACGGGCCGCATCCCATACGGGGTTGCAGTTGCAGACATACTTGATACTCCTGTTAGTTAAAGGCGGTCGTCAAGGACAATCCTTAACTTCCACCACCAAACGTGACTCTCGTCTTGCGTTCCGGCTTCAACATTGGCATGCGTGGATCGTTTTCTCGCATGTAGTTGTTATCAATCGCCTGCACTTGCTGATCCGCCTTCTCGGAATAATGCTGCTGTCTAGCAAACACGTTTTCCGCAGGCATCTTGCAAAGCAAGAGACCGCCTACTTCGATCCCACCACGCTTAGCCCACTCTGAGTTGTGATCGGACATAATCCTCAACTCAGGATGATCTTCGGCACGTACCGGCTCCCAACCCTCACGGAGGCGCATGGAAGCATTCTTGTTGTCCAAGTTTCCAAGTGAAGCGGTACGAATCCACCTGAAAATCCAACCGTCTTGCGGGATCGGATCAGGCAGAACCGAAGGTGGTTTCCAACTTTGAGTCCGGGTTTCGCTAGCCCGAGTTTCAATTTCGCGAGGTTTGCGCTCATTAGCCATTGCCCATCTCCTTCATTAACTGTGAGGCATATTGCTGGGGAGTTAATCCAAGCCGCTTGGCGAGGGCGACTTGAGTGGCCGTCAACTGCACTTTGCGCGGGGCTGACCCAGCCATTCTTTTGGCTGGAGCCACGACGGGTACTCTTCGCGGAGTCGCAGAGCGAGCTGGCTTCGTCTCGACCTCTTCGGTCTCGATGTCTGCCAGATCATCATCCTCCGCGAAGCGGTCAGGAAATACCTGACGCATTCGCTTGTTAATCGCCTCGTAGTATTCATCTGTCGAGGCGTAGTCATTTCCTTTTTCACCGAGTAATCGCTGGTGTACCCCGTATGCAAAACTTGTCATCTCGGGGTCTTTACCGAACCATGGATTCTCGGACTGCCACCTTGCTGCCTTTTGGTCAGGCTTTGGCGCGGTCGCGGCAGCTTGCTTAAGATAATCCTGCTGCGAAACGGCTGCGGCTTCCGCCTTAGCGGCTTGCATCTGCCTCGCAACCTGATTGGCGTAGGCAGGCGCTGAGGCTTCTGCCAACTGAGCCTGCGTCAATCGCTGTTGCGCCTTGACGATGGCATCCGTATCGCCTGCTTCGTGTGCGCGGCGCAGCTCATTCTCAGCTAGCGTGGCAGCAGCCTTGGCTCTTTCAGTCACCTGCTGCTGGATCACCTTCTGATTCTCAGAAATCAGACTAGTGAGACGCTTGTTCTCTTCCTGGATTCGCTGAGCGTAGGTGATCGCTTCATCACGTAGACGCGACGCCTCTTCTCGCTGGCGTCGCTCTTCATGGAAGTCGTACTTCAACTTATCAATACGCTTTTTAACTCGCGTACTGTAGTTTTCAACCTCGGACTCGCCATCGGCGTCGTCCTTGACCTTTACCGATTCTGATTTCTTCGGTTTACGGTCTTCTGGTTTACGAGGATCAACGACCTCAATGCTGAAGTCTTCGCTTTCTGCGGGGGCCTCTCCTGATTTGGAGAGGATTTGGGTCTTGATCCCGAAAAACTTGGCCTCTTCTGAGGTTGGGGCTGCGGCTGATTCTTCAGTTGCCCCGGTTTCAAGCTCATTATCTTGTTCGCTCATACTCGTTCAACGCCTCTTGGATCATCAATCACCGCTTCCACGGTGTCATCGTTGATCAAGCGGAACTCTTTGCCATGAATCTTGACGCGAGTTCCACTGTACGCCCGAAAAACTACCCAATCGCCCTCTTTGCAGTAGGGACCATTGGGGAATCGCTTCTCGTCCTTGTAGGCATCTGCCCCCATCTTGAGGACAAACCCGACGACGGTCGCGACGGTTTCATTTCGGATCGTTTCAGAGGCTTTAATGATGCCCCCATCGGTCTTTTCATCGACCTCGGGTAGAGCAATCAGGAGCTTAAACCCCTTCGGCTCTGGCATCTGAGAAGGCTTTTTAACGGACTTCTCGGTCTGCGCTGCAGGCAGCGGATTTACAAGTGCAATGGTTGTCATTGAGACCTCATTGTGTGCGCGATTTCTCGCGAGTGCTTGTAGATATTCACAATATATCCACAAGATATCCACAGGTTAGTACAAGTATTTACCTGTTTTCAAGTTTTTCTTTCAAGTCGAGTAGTTCTCGCTCGGCAAGGGCTAAGCCCTCGATGACCCCGCAGAGCCTTTTGTACTCTGGGAAGTCGTTGCATGAACCGGTCGCGACGTTATCGGCGTACTCGTTCATGAGTCTTCTGAAGGTTTCTCTCAAGTAGGCCAAAGCCTGCTCTTCATGCATCAGGGCCAAGGGTTACTCCCGGCGGTTTCTGCCCGCCTGAAATCCGATCTCAACCCCCTTCTGCAATTCCTGCGAGTCGATCCTGGACTTTTCAACCTGGGCATCGACCATCGTGTCAAGGATACGCTGCTCAACGGCCTGCCTTGCCATACGCTCCTGGGCGTTAATACGCTCAATCTCGATGGCATCCTTGGTCCTGGCTTTCTGAGCATCAAGCTGCAATTTGGCCATATCCACTTGCATCTTGTTCTGCGCCTGCATGGCGCGAATCTGCAATTCCTTCTCTTTCTGCTGAACAATGGGATCTTGCATCGCGGCCATATTTTTCTGCGCCTGCATCTGTGCAGTTTCCTTATTCAACATCTGAGTCGAGGCAGCGGCAATCAAGCCGCTAATGCGCTTCTCAACATCTTTCGGCAGGATCTCTTCATCCGGCGGTAGCGGAACACCGATTTCCTGCTCGATCTTCTGGCGATACTGAAAGGCGATGTGTTCGCGGATATGAGCATCCATCGCCGCAGCAATTGCGGGGAACATCGGAGTTTTCTCAAGACCCATAAAGGCAGGGCTTTGCATGAAGGTCATATGCGCGGTGATATGCGCGTCATGATCCTGGTAACTGAATGCCTTGATCGGCTTCATGTTTACCGCGTTCATGTTTTCCTGCACCGGATCAGCCGGGGTCTCGCCCTCATCAGGCTTGATAATCTCATCGACGTTCTTCACGCCCATGCTCTCAAGCATCTGGCGGTGAAGCACTTTCATGTCATAGATCTGCGGGGCAGATACCGACAACTGCAACGCTGCCTGACTCTGCATAATTCGCTGCGCCATGCTATTGGCGTTCGGGTCGCTGACCGGGATGACATCCACGCGATCATCGAAGTCTTGCGACTTCACATCCTCGCCGCCCGGGGTCTCATACGGATACACCGGATCGTCGTAATCGCGGATCACACCAGAGAGCAATTTCAGTTCTTGACGAAGTGAAGCATGCAGCCGCGCCTGAATCGCACTCATGACTTTCATCGTGCGTTCAAGGATGGCAAGGGTGGTGCCAACCGGGGCTTCAGCGTTCATGTCCGCGACCTTCATATCGGCCAGCGAAGCAAAACGGCGTCCTTCCTCGACGATGTTATTCAGCAAGGTATAAAGAACCGCAGAGGGTTCTTTGTACGGGAGGAAGGTAATGTTGTCTCGGATGCTACCTCCCGGGACATCGACATCGCGGAACTCACCTGGAGCAATCGGCGTGTCGTCGCCCTTAATGCGAAGGCCTCTAGCTTTCAAGCCTCCCGGAAGATTTGATAACGTCCCGGCATCAACCAACTGCCTTAATATGCTCGTTGCGCTTTTAGCTAGACCACCAATCAAGTGAATCAAACCGAAAGCATAAAAGCCCATTCCCGGGAGGTAGCGGTAATGAACAAAATGATCCCGCTTCTTCTTCTCTGGATCTTCTTCATTCCAGTTTTTGCGAATAGCGAGAACCTTGCGCGACCCCTTATCCATCGTCACTACATAGGGCAGTGCGATTCCGGTCGGCTCTCCATCCTTCATGTCCTCGAACCCGGGCAGGTCGAGATCCACCATCATTTCGATCAGGGTATAGCGGTTATCGCTTTCGTAACTGGCTACAACCCCTGCGAGTTTGTCTTCCTTCTCGCGAATCTGGCTGATGTCATCTTGCGCATCACCCAGGTCTACATCGCGATAAAAACCTCCGACCTGCAGTTTGCGAATGTCATTCTTTGCTTTACGCATGACATGCGAAACACGCTCTGCAGTTTCTAGGTCGCTAACCCCGTAAGAGACTACGAGATCCTCGGCAGGAACAAACATCGACACAGGCCGCTTCAACTGCGGGTCATAGTAGACCTTGCGAAATGCACTGCCTGCCAGAGCCAGCGAGAAAAGCATCTTCTCGGTCTCTGATCGATACTCGGTCATCTTCTCGGTGAGAAGATAGTTCATGTAGTCCTGGACACGCAGAGCTTGACGGTCCTTGTCTTGCGTCTGCTTGCCTACCACCACCACCCGCACGGGTCCTTGTGCGGGGAACATTTCGGTAATGGCTTGAGCCTGGAATCGAACGACTGCCTCAGTCAGCAGAGGGTGAAAGACTCCGCATGCTCCCGGCCAAGGCTCAGTTCGATCTTCAATCTTAAGTCCCAGCAGATCAAGTCCCTTGATGTAGGTCTGCTCCCAGTCTTTTCTGGAGTTCTTGTCTGCTTCGTAATATCCAATGAGTTCATTGGATAGAGATTCAAGTTCTGACTCAGAGATGACTTCTGCGAGATTGGCATAATGGTCTCCCGAATCTGCCCCAGAATCTTCGCCACCCAGATCGATCTCTACGCTGCCATCAGCGTTAATGGTCATCGCCGGGGCTTCATCGCCCATGGCAATCACTTCGATCTGAAGATCCGCGACTTG